ATTAAAATTAATTAAAAATAATAATTTAGAAGATTATTATTTAAAAAATTCAGATATTTTCTTAAAATATTATAGTGAAGATTCAAATATTAAAACATCTGTGAATACTTCTGCAGGAAATAATTCGAATACGTTTATGAAATTTTTGAAATCTACTGAACAAACTAATACATCAAGTCAACAATCACGTAAACAAATATTTGATGAATATTTAAGTAGACAAAAATTAACGGATGGATCAGAATCAACTAATAATATTGATATTGAACATTGTTCAAATTGTAATATTGCAAGAGAAGAACATTCATCTGAAGGTATATTAATATGTCCTAAATGTGGCTCTGAAGAATTTTTAATGGTAGTTAATGATTTTGCTGGATTTAGAGATCCACCAAAAGAACGTAATAATTATGCTTATAAAAAAATTAATCATTTAAATGAAATTCTAAATCAATTTCAAGCTAAAGAATCTACTATAATACCTGATGAAATTATGAATGAAGTTGTATGTGAAATTAAAAAACGTAGAATTCAAAATATTGCTTCTCTTGGTGAAAAAGATATTAGGGAAATTTTAAAGAAATTAAATCGTAGTAAATATTACGAACATGCGGCGCATATTGTTTCTAGATTAAATGGTAATCCTCCGCCAACTATAACTCCCGAGATTGAAGAGAAGATTAGAGCCATGTTTCAAGATATTCAGGCACCATTTCTTATGTATTGTCCAAATGATAGAACAAACTTTCTATCCTACTCGTATATTCTTTATAAGTTTTTTGAATTACTTGAGCTAGATGAATATAAGATATACTTTCCATTACTTAAATCAAGAGACAGATTAATTTCACATGATCAAATTTGGGAGAAGATATGTGAATATTTAAAGTGGGAGTTTATTAGGTCGGTTTAGATATACCTTTTATTATTTATAATTCGCGATATAGAAGCTCTACTGCTATTAAACTTCAAAGCTAATTCTTTTCCTTGAAGATTATCCGGATTTGCACGAATATATTTAACATCTTCATCAGACAATACTCTTTTTGCTTTTTTTACATTTTTTATATGTTCTGGACTTTTAGGTTTTCCAAGCATATTATTGCGAAGTTTTTCACGGGTAGAATCTTTAATAATTCTTTTAGACAATGCAATCTTTGTTTTTTCTATTTGTTCTGGTTTTTGTTTTTTTCCAATTAATGTTTTTCTTATTTTGTCTTTGGTTTCTTCTGATAATTTATGGCCCATATTTGCTAAAGATAGTTTCTTTCGCGTTTCTTCTGTGGGAACTCTTCCTTTCCCAGCAAGAGATATCTTTTTACGAGTTTCATCTGATGCTTTGCAATCTCTTGTACCCTCTCCACCAGTTGTCATATTATAACCAAACCTGCCGAATGTATTAAATTCTTTAATATAAGTGCGCTCTAATTCTGAAAGTTCTTCCTTTGTACATTTGCAAATTATAATAAATTCGAAATTTTCAAATCCATGTTTTCGCATAGCACGATAAAGATATTCTTGATGTTTTTCTTTTTTACAATTGCTTTTATGTGTATCCCATCTTTTTCTGGGACTGTCATAAATAGTTTGACCTATATATGACTTTCCGTTTAATCTATTTATAATTCTATAAATACATCCCATATTATTAAACTTATAAATAAAAGTTTAAAGTTAATTCCATTTTAAATATAAATTATGCCGCCCACATCGTATCTCGACTTAATGGAAATCCACCTCCCACAATTACACCAGAAATCGAAGAAAAAATCCGAGCAATGTTTCAAGACATACAAGCCCCTTTTCTTATGTATTGTCCTAATGATCGTACTAATTTCCTATCATACTCTTATATCCTCTATAAATTCTTTGAACTCCTTGAATTAGACGAATACAAAATATATTTTCCATTATTGAAATCAAGAGATAGATTAATTTCACATGATCAAATATGGGAAAAAATCTGTGAGTATTTAAAATGGGAATTTATTCGTAGTGTGTAGTATAAGTATATAATATGGGCTTATGTCAATCCAAGGATATGGCAATATGCCTAATAATATTCAATCCAACAAAATCTAAAAATATAATTAAAAATTATTTTACTATGAAAGAACACTTGGGAAACTTACCTATATTTACTTTGGAATTAGTATATGAAGGAAGAAAACCTGAAATCTTAAACGCTTTTCATATATATGGCAAATCTGTAATGTTTCATAAAGAAAATTTATGTAGAATTTTAGAACGTAAAATTCCATCGAAATTTAAGAAATTAGTATTTTTAGATGCTGATATTATTTTTAATAATGATGAATGGTATACTAAAACATCAGAGTTATTAAATACCAATGACGTTGTTCAAGTATTTGATAAATGTCATTGGTTAGATACAAATGGAGATATAACTATGACAAGAGAATCAGTATTACATATGGATTCAAGATCATACGATTCAAAATATCATCCTGGATTTGGATGGGCATTTCGTAGAGAATGGTATAATAAAACTGGATTTTTTGATTATGCTTTATCAGGTAGTGGTGATGCATTATCAGTAATTAAATGGATGAATAAAACACCACCTAAAAATTATAAATCACTTCCTAAATCTATTCAAAAACAATATGAAGAATATTGTAAAGTTTTACCAAGAATAACATATTTGAAAAATATTGAAGTTAAACATTTATATCATGGTTCACGCGAAAATAGGCAATATGTTGATAGACATGAATTATTAAATGTAGATAAAGATATTAAAGATTTATTAAATATTTCCAAAGATGGATTATTTGAATGGAAATTTTCAGAATTTAATTTTAAATTCTTAAACTATTTCATTTCAAGAAAAGATGATGAAGATGATGATATTATACATGTAAAAATTATTAATGAAACGAGTTAGAGTTCATAACCTTTAACGTGTCTTGAAGCATAACAATCGGATGAATAATGACCGTCACGGCCACATCTATAACATCCTCCTTTCTTAGTTGATGTTTTAGTTGAACATGATTTTTCATGAACTATACAGCCAAATTTTGTAGTAAATTCTCTATCACAATAACTACATTCCCAAACTAATTCCTCTTCGGATTCTTCAGTACATTTATTAGCAAAATGACCATATTTCTGACATTTATAACATTTATCTGCATTTCCGTTAAATTCTTTTTGAATTATATCGGTAATTTCAGGCGATAATTCTATTTGTGTATAAGAACCACCTCTAACATTTTGAATTCCATATTTTTTCATATAATCTTTTGTTAAATTATTTTCATCATGTTGTGACACAATAAGTTTGAATTCTATAATTCTTATAGGTTTATGTTTTTTAGTCCATGACGATCCTTTACCTTCTAAATGTTCTTGAAAACGTTTTGGAACATTTAGAGATTTTCCAACATACCATTTATTATTTTCAAGTTCTAGAACATAAATATATTCTGACATTTGTGTTATTAGAAATTTTAAGTGTAAATTATTATCCATTTTTTTAAAAAATGGATACCTATTAAATATATGAAATTACTGAGTAATAAAAAAATGTTCTGTTGTTCTAGACCTGTTAAAAAAGATATGGATATTGATATTCTTATAAAAGAAATTAATGAATTAAAAGATCAAATTAAAGTATTAAATAATGCTATGGTAAAAAATACTGATAAATTTATGGAATTAAAATTTAGATTAAATAAACTTTTACGTCTTCAATTTTATCGTGGTGAAAGTAAAGTTTATTGGAATTCTTATTGAAAAAATTTATTGAAAACGAATAAGAATTAATTTTTATATTTTTTATATTCATCAAATGGAAGAAATTATATGGAAAGATATTCCGGGTTTTGAAAATTATCAAGCAAGTAATATGGGTGATATTAGGAATAAGATTACTGAAAGAATATTGCGGGTAGAATCAAAAAAACATAGATATAGATTAATTACAATAAATGGAAAATCTACATCTTTTCATAAATTAGTAGCATTGACATTTATACCTAATCCAAATAACTTACCACAAGTTAATCATAAAGATAGTAATAGACGTAATAATAAAATAGAAAATTTAGAATGGATAAGTCCATCTGATAATGTTAAACAAGCGGTTACTGCAGGAAGAAAAGATGGTAAAAGTGGAGCTTCTCCATTAATTATTAATTTTAAAGACGGAACTATTAAAAAATTTAATACTTTTAATGAAGCAACAGATCTTCTAAAAGTTGGTAGAACCA